AAACGGAACAATTCCAAGCGCAATGTTGGTCCCGCCAGTCCGGGAAGGATCACACAGCATCCGCGAAGCTGTTCTGGTTCGCCGTGGAGAACGAAGGAAACCAGTTGGCGGTTGTCGGCCCGAGCTTTCGCCAAAGCAAGCTCGTTATCCGCAAGATCAACAACTTCATCCAGAACAAGCTCCCAAAGGACATTCCCTACGGCGAAATCCTAGTCGGCCGGAAGACTCTCAGGACTAAGGTCGCTCTGGTCAACGGTTCCGTCATCGAAGCGTACCCGTGCAATCCTGACACGATTAGGGGCCCGACACTGAACGGGATCCTAGCCACCGAGTTCAACTTCGTGAAAGACGACGAAGAAATGTACGATGCCATCCTGTTCACTCTTGGCACGACGAACGGATTCTTCATAGCCAACTCGACGCCATGGTCCCGCGACCACATCTTCTACAAGATCATGAACGACAAGGACTACGACGATTTCAAGCGATTCCACGTGACCTGGAAGGAAGCGCTCGAGCCGAAAGGGCCGCTCAAGAAGAACATACTCGCGAAGATCCAACGACAGCTTGCTTCGGATCCGTGGCGGTGGCGCCGCGAGATGGAAGCCGAATGGAGCGAGGACGAGTCCTGCTGGCTTCCGCAAGCGCTCATCGGTCAATGCCAAGATAGCATGCTCGAGATCCGCGTGATCGATAAGCGACACAGCTTCTGGGTCACGAATTAGCTCTGCTTACACAAGCAGGCGTGCGTTCTTTGCGGGTATTCTTTGCTTTGTCCGTCCTGCCATGAGGAAATGAGACTTCAGGATAGGCAGCCCGAATCCGGCAAGGCGCCGTCTTGCCTGTATCGCTGTGATCCATGCGGCCTGGAGATTGTCTCTCAGGGCGCAACGGTCCTTGTCACATATCGAGATGTGAAGGAGACTTGGCGGCCACAATCCCAGAGCTCAAAGGGGATTTCTATGTCGGTGTCGATCTTGCGAAGAAGGAAGATTTCAGCGCCGTCGCGGTCCTCAGGAAAGATGAGGATGCATTCCGTCTCATCCACTTGAATGTGTTCCCCCAAGGCACCGAGTATGTCGGAGTCATCAACTACCTCAAAGCGCTCAGCGAGCGATTGAAGACAATCCACCGCATCCTAGTCGACCAGACAGGGGTCGGCGAGGCTGTTATCGAGCAGGCGAAAGATACGGTTCCAAATGTTGAGGGCGTGATCCTCACAGCGCCTGCCAAACAAGAGATCCTCGGCTATCTGAAACTGATGATGCAGGAGAAGCGCGTGCTCTTCCCCTACGAACTGGACTTCCTCCAAGAGCTAAATCTTGAGCGCTTCGAACTCTCGAAGTCGGGGCAGATCCTGTTCTCACATCCCGCCGGCACGCATGACGACCGTTTCTGGGCCTTTGCGCTTGTCGTCTACGCTACCAGAGCTGGTACGAGCGGAAGCATGATCCCGGTCAAACGATCCGAATCACGATAAAGGAGGAAGAAGGTATGTCTGCGAAGAGAGGACGCAAGGTCACGGCTCCTGCAGAGCCTCCAGCTGCACCACCCGTGGTTCACCGGCGAGTGCCGCGTGATCCGTCAGCTCGGTTCGATCGATCTGCTCAGAACGATCGTTTTGCGTGAGGGTCTTGAGCGTAGCGAAGAGAGAGCCGAGACGGCCGAGAGTTCTTGCTCGGAAGCGTAAGCTGAAGCCCGCGACAGATCGAGTGAAGAGACGCGCACACGAGCGCCAGATTGCAGTTTCTTCTGCCGGATCCCCGGTCGCAGTTGAGGAAGGCATCCTGATTCCAGTAAGGCGTCCTTGGTGAGTCTAATGAGCTTCTTCGCTCGGGCGCGACGTTTCTTTGGATCTCTCCGCGAAGCGGGCATGATTGTGCCTATTCACAAATCTGCAGGCGAGGCCGCTGCGATAACCCTCAGCATCTACCGGGACGCGTACCTGAAGGATCCGGCAATCGCAGCCGCTGTTGACTACTTGGCCGAGCAAGCTGTCGGTGTCGGCTTCTTTGTGACTTCGGAGAGCCCTCGCGCAAAAGGCCTCGCAGACGGCTTCAACGCTGATATCGGCATGGATCAGCTGCTGATGCAGATCGCGAAGGAATGCGTCTACGCCGGTAACAGCTTCCTGGAGAAAGTTCGTGATGAGAACAAAAGCTTGGTGGGTCTGAAGCTTCTCCCGGTCACGAGTATACGGAAGATCAAACGGGACAAGACCACAGGCCAGGTGCAGCTGTATGTGCAGCAACTCGGCGGAAGTACCAACGAACTGACCCCCGGAGAGGTCGTACACTTCAAGTTCAACGCGCAAGACGGCGACGCCTTCGGGTCGCCGGTCATCCGCAGCCTCCTCGAGAGCTACCAAGTCGACGACCGCTATACACGCGATAGCTTCCTGAAGATCAAAGCCAAGATGGAGGCTATCATGCCTAAGATCTTCGAGCGGTATGCAGCGCCGAAGAATGTGTGGGTCTTCCCGGGCGTGAGCGACGACAAGGTGAAGGAGTACAAGACCGCGATCGAGCAGACCCCGCCTGACGAGGATCTTGCATTCAACCCGAGCGCTCAGGCAACTTTCGATATCAAGAGTCTGACGATTGACCCGCGCGCTCGTTTCGAGGGCTTCGTCAACTACATCGAATCGCAGTACATCGCCGGTATGCAGACACCTGTAATCAAACTGTACACGGCGCCGGGGTTCACGGAAGCAAGCGCCACGGTAGCCAGGGAGATCAGCGAGCGTAAGATCGACTTTCTGCGTAGGTTCCTCAAGCGTGTCGTGGAACGGGAGATCTATCGCGACCTGCTCGAGAGTCACGGCATGAAGTGGACGGTCTCACCTAACCGCATCACTCTCAACTGGGGTATGGAGAAGCCTGAGCTCACATTCGCCGACATCGTGACACTCGCGAAGCTGAGCGGTGAAACCGGAATCGACTACCTGACGCGTGACGAGGTTAGACGGATGCTCCGCAAGTTTGGCTTCGAAGTCCAAGAGGAACCAGAACAGCCTGAGCAGCCGCCTACCGGCGAGCAAGAGGGAGGAGACACTCAATGAAGATATGTGAAGGCCAGAACGCCGTCATAATACCGCCGTTCTGCATCGGCCTGAGCCTGAAGGAGAGCTTCCAGTGGGCGCCGGACGAATACATACGCTTCCTGCGACAGACCGTGGCGGGAAGCGTCTACCGGGTACGCGCCATCCATGTCGCCAAGTCTCTGAACCGGTTCGCATACACGGAGGAAGAGTTGCGTGATGCAGGACGAACCTTGGCCTACCGACCGCTCGATCTGAATCATGAAACTCCTCTGCCGTTTCCTGCGAACCGCGTCATCGACTCTGAGTACGAGGATGCATGCGTTGAGGCGCTGATTGTTGTGGCTGATCCTTGCATCATCCAGCTGATCGAGGCGAAGAAGATTGTTGCCGTCAGCGTCGAAGGCCAATACCGCCGGGCTGATGTAGTATGCGACGAGTACGAATGCGTCTGGAATCCACACGGCATCGCACTGACAGGCTTGGCGCTCCTCACACCAGGCGTCCAGCCAGGCGACCCGCTCGCGTCGATCGTTCTGAGGAAGAGAATGGAGACTGAGCGTTCGCATACGGCGCGCGCGAAGAAGTTGGAGCCCGCATCACCCGTCATCACGGGTATGACCTCATGTGAGGTCGATACCAAACCAAACCAGGGAGGTGTCATGATGGAAAAGAAACTAGAGGCTACACCTCCACTTGAACCCGCCAAAAACGAACAGCCAGCCGAAAATGTAACATCGCCACCAGCAGAAGTAGCCCCGCCAACATCAAGACCCACCGTGCCCGCCCCACCGGTGGAACTCACGAACGACGAGACTGCGACCTTAACTGGGACGGTAACGATACCAGCGCCCGCTCAGCCTGAGGAACCTCCGAAGACTGTCGCCGAGAAGGAACCGTGCCAAGAGGCTATCAGCAAGGCCAACGAGGAGATAGCGGAGCTGCGCGGTCAAGTCTCAGCTCTCCAGAGCCAGGTAAGGCTCCTACAGGAGCGCCGGAAAGGATCTCGAGGAGCCTGAGAAGCCGCCGCAGCCGCTCGCTGAAGCCGCCGTCAAGCATCAGATGAGTTACGGCAAGGCTGACGAAGCGCGCGAATGGGACGCCGACGCTGCTGACGGACGCCTACGCTCTTGGGCTGGCGGGCCTGAGAAGGAGAACATGGACTGGGCGAAGTACCGTGAAGGCTTCGCCTGGTACGATGCCGAGAATGCTGAGGGTTTTGGCGCCTACAAGCTTCCGCACCACGACATAATCGACGGCCGACTGAACGTCGTGTGGCGTGGCGTAGCAGCGGCGGGCGCTGTAGTCCAAGGCGGACGAGGCGGAGCAGACATACCCAGCGCAGACATTGGCGCCGTCAAGGCGCACCTGGCGCGCCACTACGAGGAGTTCGACAGGACTCCGCCGTGGGCTTCC